CGTAGTCACCGGTCCACTTGAGCAGCTGACCGCAGGCGACACGGGTGAACTCCCGCTCGATCTCGATCGGATCCAGGACCTTGTTGCAGACGTCCGTGGTGTGACGATTGCCGGAGATCCCGCACTCGCAGAACGGCTTCGGCTGCACGGCGGCGTACGGCGCACCGAGCATCCAGTCCTCTACGAGCAGCCGATCCGGGAGATCGCCACCGTACAGCGACAAGACGGGCGTCCTCAGAGCGATGCCGAGAGGCACCATGAACCCGGGCGCCGTGACGATGACGTCTGCGACAGCCATCAAACCGATGAGCAACTCGGTGGACAGCGGAGGCGCAGGTGTGGCTCCTTCGATCGGCTGACCGTAACGGACTTCTTCGTCGCCCTGGAGGTCAGACACTTCCCACCACGTGAACTCCTGGTGGGTGTGGACGACTTGCTGCAGGTACTTCGGATCGGGGTTCCGCGCGATGTTGTACCACTCCTTGCGGAGGGACGGCGCGTGCACGATCGCGAACGGACCCTTCGGACGGATCTGCTTCGCGGCCTCGATCCACTCGGGCTGCGGAACCAGTTCGAAGTTCTTGTCGTTCAGGAGGATGCCCGCGTTCTCGAGCAGCGCGCTCGGGATCGGCTTGCCGACCTGGAAATCGCGGGGTTCGTACTTGGCATGGATCCGGAGGAACTTGTCGGGGTGAGCGTCCCACGCCTTGAAGGCGTTGATGTTGCGCGCCTGCGTGCGAAGCGTGGTGATCGGACGAAGGACCTTGATGCCTTCTAGGTCGTGGTAGAGCTGAGGCCACGCCGTTCGGACGAAGACAGTGTGCTTCGTCGCGAGCGCACGCACGAGCGCCCGCTGGTAGACGTTGTCTCCCAGTCCGTGCATCGCTTCCAGGATCACACTCACTTGCCGAAAGTCCTTTCGAACCGAAGCTTCTCTTCCGGACTGGCGCCCTTCAGGTACTCCCGCGCGTAGATCTGGAATACGTGCCAGATCCGCGGGTACAGGAAAAGGGAGTGAAGTACCCCTTGCCCGAACTTCTTCTGAAGGGCGCCGCGGAGGGTCACGAAGCGATGTCACCCGGAGCGGTCTTCTTGACAGCTGCGGGAGCGGTTTCCGGTGTGGAGTTCCACCAGTCAGCCAGGTGGGTCTTGCCGCGGGTCGCGCCGTAGATCAGACCGACCGTGGAACCCAGGGCGGTGAGGAGCGCGATCGCCTGGTCCGTCCATGGGAGGCTCTTCGCCGTAGCCCACAGAGAGGTGTCGTACACCACGCGATCGCGAAGCTTGGCGCCGTTGGCTTTGGCGAGTTCGACCTTCGCCTTGATGTCCGGCTTCTTGACGTCGACGACCGCGGCGAGGTTGTTGATGTGGGTCACGTTGTCGTCGACGAGCTGCTGCGGAACGCCCAGGTGGATGATCTGCTGGATGGGCGCGACGGCGTCCACGATGGCGTTGGCGTTCGTGACCGCGGCGGAGGCTTCGGGCTCGTTCACCGGATCAGTCACGATGGCGACCTGACCGAGCGCGGTCACCGAGTCGAGGTTCGACTTGGCGAGGGTTGAGCTCACGCATGCGACGAGGAACAGCGGCAACAGCAATAGGAGCCTCATGGTTTGCCTTCGTGGGTGACTGACCAGATGATCGCGAAGACCCCAGGGATGGCGACGATCACGGCGATCGCCCCGCCCCAACGGGAGATGGTCTTCTGCAGACGGTCGAGCTTGTCGTCCTGACTTCCGAGGTGAGCCTTGATCTCTCCGATACCGGTTTCCATGTGCTTGACCGCCTGTTCGTTGAGGGCCACTTGCGTGGTCAGCTTTCCAGTTCTTCCGAATAGGGCCTTGACTTCCTTGTCCAGACACTCGATGGCTGGGCAATGATCACAGTGCTCCATTTGGCGGTGCTCCTACCCGGGCGCCAACCTGCTTGTTGGGATCCACGGGCGGAGTCAGCGCCTTGTCGTCGCCGTCCTCTTCCCGCTGCTGTTGCTCACGATCGAAGTCGAGGCCTTCCTCTTCCGCGATCGTACGGCGGGACTTGACCTTGCCCTTCTGAAGCATGTCGTTCGAACGCACGATGGAGAACCGGTCGCGGGACTGAACGGCGGGTCCGGTGACCTTGTACTTCAGCGTGGGATCGAGGAGTTTCGTGGAGAGACGCCCGGAGATGATGCCGATGAAGATGATCCGCTTGTAGAGGTCGCGGAGTCTGCTGGCGTACCACTTCTGCGTCTTCTGGAACATCTTCATGCCGGGCTGTTCGGCGGCGACCAGGGACGCGTAGTTGCTGTTGGCCGCGTTCGCGGAGAACAAGAACTCCGGCTGGCTCACGCGGCAGGCGGCCGCACGGAGCAGGGTGTCGATCACCATGGAGAGCTTGTCCGCGCTCTGACCCGCGATGGGGAAATGGTACTTCTGACCCGGCGGGACGTCGAGGATGCTGCCGGCCTGGATGACGCGTTGGCGGATCGATTCGCCGCTGGTGGAGTCTCGAGGCGTGCGTTGCGCCATGGAGTCGGCGAGCTGGGCGATCTTCGAGCCCGTCGTGCCGTCCGGGTGCTCGCGAACGACGGCGATCGCGGCCTGGATCTCCGCCATCTTCCGCATCACGCGCAGCATCTTCTTCGCACCCTCGAGGGGTTCGACCACGGGGAGGAAAGTCGGAATGCCGCGCAGCACGTTGCGGTCGGTGTTCTTCTTGAAGAACGTGATCTCCTCGGCAGGGATGATCGTCTCCGGTCCGCTGCCACCCTGCTTGTAGACGTACGCGAGGATCTTCTGCTTGTCGCCGGCGCGGGTGACCATCCCGTACTCGAACGCCGGATCGGAGGAGTCGATTTCCTCCGGCTCGAGGAAACGCGTGGTGGCCATGCCATCCGCTTCCATGAACGTCCGGACGAAGGCCTCACCCTCACGGTCCGAACGGAGGATGATCTCGTGCTCGACCTCGTCCCACTTTTCCGTCTCGTGGAACTCCTCCCAGTAGTCTTCCGCGGCGGCGATCGCCTTGTCGAACGTGGAGCGCTGCTTCTTGTCTTGGATCTTGTAGGCGAAGCCCGTGCCTGCGACGAAGTTCTGGATGTTCTGGTGACCGTTGATCGCGTAGGGGTTCGTGAAGGCCAGCTTGCGTCCGAGCTGACGCCAGTTCATCAGGGCAGAGGCATTGTTCACCGTCCCGGGGATACCGAGCGGGGAGACGTCCATCCAACCTTCGTAGCGCTCGGCGGGGTTCACCCACCGATCCATGTACCACTCCCAGCTCTCGTAGGCCTTGAGAAGCAGTTCTTGCTTCTTGAGCAGGACCGCCTCACCGGCCTGCGCGAGGCGGTTGACAGCCTGGGCGTCGAGTTCGATGGTGTTCACGCGACCTCCAGGACCGTTGCGGGGTTCTCACGGCGGGCTTCGTAGTAGTGCGTCACCCACTCGTGGATGCAGGTCGTCAGCATCTCGAGGGCGTCGGGACCGTCATCGTGGTCACCGTAACCGGTCTCCATGATCTGCTTCACCAAGGTGCGCATGTCCCTGGTCTGACGAGCGAACTTGAAGGTTCCCTTGGAGAGCGGAGCTCCGAGGCGTTCAATGCGCGTGGGCTTCGGGGTCGAATGCTGGATTTCGAGGACCGGCAACATCACGCCTTGGGCGACGGACTCGGCTGCGAGCTGCTGGGCCATCGTCACCTGGAAGGCGTTCGACTCGAAGGCGCAGAAGACGTAGTTGCGACGCTTGTGGAGGTTGATGATCCGCGGGATGATCTCCGCGTGGGGAATGCGCTGCACCAGGCCATCGATGTAGTAGTGCCGATTGCCCGGCTTCCAGAACCCCTCGAGGATCGCAACGAAGTCACCCTTCTTGGCGTCGTTGCCTGTGCTGGGGTCGACGGCGAGGAATGGGTAGGCGCCGTGCGGGATGGCGTCATACCAGATGTCGTAGGCGTCGGTGAACCACATCTCGTCGAACACCGCGTGGGCGGGGTTCATCGGCGAGTTCTGCTTCTCCGCCATGAAGGCGCCGTGACCACCCTCGGCGCGCATCACCATCAGGTCGTACAGCGGCTCGCGTTCAGGCCACAGGACGATGGCACCCTCGTTGAGGGCGCTCTCGTACTTCTCGTAGTACGCCCTAGCTACGGAGGCGTCGTCGAAGTAGAACTTTTCCCATTCCTCCCACGACGGCTGGCCTTCGGCGATGTTCATCCGGAGAGGCCACACGACGATCGACTGGAACCGACGGTGATCCCAACCTGGTCGTTCCAGAAGTCCCGCCATAAGGCAGGCAGAGTTGATCAGGGTGCCGTTGACGAAGAAGTTCGTCCCCGGTTGACCGGCCTTGAGAACACCAGCATCGAGCCACTGGCGGATCCTTTCTCGGACGATGGGGCTGCGGGCGCCCTCGTCGTTTTCGGGATCATCGATCATGACGACCGTCGGGCGGGACTCTTCGTGGCGACGACCGCGGACCTTCTTGCCGGCACCGAGGGCATCGATGCGGACGTTGTTCCGCGTGATGATCGATTCCTTGGACCAGAGACTTCCACCCTTGCCGACCACGTGCGGGTAGTCGGTGGCGAGAAACTCGTTGTTCTCGAGCTCGTCCTTGACGTGCGAGAGGTGCTGAGCGGACTGGGAGAAGGTGTCGGCACCCGTGACGATGTATCGCTCGAGGCCTTCACAGGTCCACCACAGCGGGGCGGCGAAGGAGCAGATCGTGGACTTGGCTGAGCCTCGAGGACCAGCGATTGCGGACTTGACGTTCCGCGTGAACGTGGCCTCTTGGATGTGCGCGATGAGTTCCTTGTGGAAGCGGCTGGGAGGTGCGGTGAAGTAGTGGCCGAGGTACTTCTTGATGAAGGCCTCGAAGGTGATGTTGGAACCCCGCAAGCCGCGGGCCATCGCCTTGAAGAAGTGGCTTTGGACCTCGAGGGAAGTTGCGAGTCTCATTTCGAGGTTACTGACTCCACATGCGCCCGGAGAGGATCGCCGGTCAGGCGGTCGTGGATCCGGTCGATGATGAGCTCGCCGTTCGGCTCGCCCTTGAGTTCCTCCCTGACGATGTTGATGAAGCGCTCCGCGATCGCCGCCATCTGCTCGTAGGTGATGGCGGACTCCTTCGCGTCCATCCAGCCTGCGCGGGCCTTGAGACCGAAGATGACGAGCGCGGGGTGGATCCCGGCCTCTTGGGTCATCGCCTCGTCTTCGAAGAACGAGGCCTGGTAGTCCTTGACGAGCTGATCGACCTCCGCGTCCCGGCGCCGCAGCTTGAAGAGGGTGGAGGTCGAGATCCCAACGATCTCGCACAGCATCGGGATCGAGAGCTTGGACTGCGCTGAGAGGAGGAAGCAGAGTTCGCCGCGAACGTTGTGTGAGGTGGTGTTCCCGGATCCCCGCCCGTGGGAGGAGTTCTCCATGATCGCGAGAAGGTCCGCCGGCTGAAGCTTCTGCGGGTCCTTGCGGTACTCCGAAAGAAGATTTTGTGCTTCGCGCTTCAGGTCCGCCAGACGAGTCTTCCGGCCCTCCATGAGCGCAAGCTTCGCGTTCAGGTTGGCGTTCTGAATGATTGGACTTGCAGCGCCGCCTTGTCCGGCCAAGTGAACTCCCTCGTAGCGAACTCGTAGCGAGTACGTAGCGTCTCTCTCTACTACAGCCATAGTACCGGAACTACTTCGCTACGTGAACGAACGAAGTTTCTGAACGTGCTCGCTACGAGTTCGCTACGAGTTCGCTACGTAACGTACCGTACACGTTGCGAAGAAGTTTAGAGTTGTGTTTTTCCTGTCCTTTATATCTATAGGTTTTTGTAATAGAATCATAGGAAATAAAGGACAAGAAACCAAATCACTCTACTTCTTTCCTACCTCGCTACGTACTCGCTACTCGGAGTCCGAGGTACAGGCCCCAGCTCTCTGTCGACTTTCTCTGAAATTTCTAAAATATTTTCGAGCACCCCGACGCACTCACCAAATTGCACCTCCACGCCAAGCACCCGAACTTCCTCCTAGCACCGAGACGGTCAAGAGGCATTCTAGAGCGTGTACATCAATCTTATCTTTTAGGTACCATTTGTCTCCAATGATACCTGTTCCCATTCGTTCTTCTCTATGAGTCGTATGACTCAGAAGGGTATGACATGAGTAACCAGATGTATGTGCTGTTCATCCTTGATGATCTCATGAACCGCTGGTTCGTGACTAACCTGGATGATGGCACCCTGTATGATGAGCAGGGTCTTGCTCCTGTGGGAGCTCACTGCTTCCCCTACTACTTCGCTGATGAGGATGAGGCTGTGGAGTATGCTGTCAAGGCTGAAAGGGTCTTCAGCACTAAGAAGACCAAGGTTATCGTGGAGGTGTATCGTGCTTGAGCTGCTTGCTAAGGTCTATGACTGCTGGTATGCAGTAGTGTGCTGCATGTGTCATAAGACCCTGGAGCTGAAGGCCACTGAGGAGGAGCACATGAAGATGAGCACCTCTCACACCTACTGTGAGGGGTGCCAGGCCAAGGTCATGGAGGAGATCAATGTGGCCTATCTACTAGGAGGTGAACAGTGCTGAAGCTGATGCCTGAAGAAGCACAGGCCATCGAGTCTAAGTTGCATGTGATCATGCAGTTGATGACTAACATGTATCACTCTGCTGAGTTGAACAACCAGAACTCTGGTCGTCTCAATGGGATCAGGGTGAGGATCATGGAGATCGCTAACCTGATGGACATGGACATGGGTGAGCCCTGCCTGTCCAAGCGTACCCCTAAGGACTACTAGTCCCACACAGCGGACATCCGCACCGGGAGGAGGTGATAAGGATGAGTAACCACTTGTACAAGTGGTTCGTCGAGCGAAAGATCGACGATCGCAAAGCCGAAGGGCTCGATATTCAGGAGGACGGCGTGTCCTTCTGGAACGAGGCTGGATGGTGCGGACTCGATCGCCAGGAAGCGAATACTGCTTACGAGCAGTACGTTGCTATGGCGCTTGAGATTCTCCGCGCGATCGGCGGTAAGACGCTCAGGATCACGCTCGTCAAGGGCGTCATGTATGCTGGCATGGCGGTGACGGAGCGTGAGTTCACTGTTACGTTGGATTAGCTATACCATCCAACGCGCTAATGTGGGGACATACTAGTTTCACACACAACCGGAGAAGTGGCGCGCCGACCAATTCAAAGACGCCACAACTAGTACGTTCTGCACACAGTGCAGAAAGGATGAGAATCGTGAAGGAGAAGCTTTATCAGTTCAGGGAACTCGATAAGGACGGAGTCGTGCTCCGCTTCGTGTTCGACTTGACTCGCCGCGAGGCAGTCAAGAGGTTCTGGAAGTCCACGGCAACCAAGGTGCAGATGCTCGCCAACAGGCGGGTCATCGCAGAAAGGAGTTAGCGTGTACGTCTACCCGGACTTCAAGACGAAGAAGGAACTCAAGGAAGCTGTCAAGCGAGGTGATCGCGTGACGGTGTACTCTCCCGGAGTTCCGGTGCCGCGTCGTAACGGCACCGACATCGTGGAAGGACCGCACTACCCCAAACCGCATACGTGGTATGCGGAGGTCGAGATCAAGGACGCGATGATCATCAAGGTCATCAGCTAGGAGGACTGACATGAAGCACACGTACATCATCGACACCAGCGATCTCCAGATCGCGGACGACGGTAACACGTCGTACTACGGAGGATCCGTGATCGTCACGGAGATCTCGACCGCTACGCTCAGCGAGCGGATCAAGGACATGTGGCGTAAGCTGCGGAAGCAGCCGCGTCACGATCTGAAGAAGCGTGTCACGGTCACCGAGTTCGCGGCGCGTGGCACGGACAGACAGGGTATCGACTGGCCGATGGTCAAGAGCGACCCTCAGCCCGGTATCACGTACCCGGACATCCTGGATTTCATCCAGGATCAGCTGCACGACCTGACCCACGACATGGTCTGCGGCATCGATCACATCGTGGTCATCCGCTGCAAGGTGCGGAAGAGAGGTGGCTAGCATGCTGCTCTGGCTGAAGAAGTTCCTCAAGCCCAAGTGGGTCGTCGAGGAGTGCTGCATGGAGTGCTACGAGAAGCACTACTGCGGTGGCTGCGGTCGAGGCATCGACTGCTTCGGTGGCTACTACTACACGTACAAGGCTGCGCTGAAGACCGCGACCGAGTGGGTCGAGCAGCAGCGCGACAACGTGGAGTTCGTCGAGTACAAGATCGTCGTGACCGAAATCGGTGGTCACACGACCGTCATGTTGCACTTCACGCAGCGTAGCGGCGAGGAGGGCGACTGCACTATGTTCGCTACGATCGACGAGAGGAGGTACTGGTAATGACGATCCTGGAAGAGCTGATCAAGCACCTGCGGGATCTGGGCAGCGAGACCTATCGCGTGTCGATCAACGACAGCAGCGATGAGGGCTCGGACACCTGGGTCAACGTCACGGTCAAGTACGACAAGATCGAGGACGGTCTGCAGACGGAGATGCAGGCGACCTTCGTGGTCCACTGGATCTCGGAGCACATCTGGAACGTGGAGATCTTCAACGGCTCGGCCTGCTGGTCGGTCGTGACGGAGATCAACCCCATCGCTGCCTTCTACATCGCTGTGGGCTTCGAGTACGTGAACTCGTAGCCTGTTCTCTTCCCTTCGACCTGGGCATGTCAATAAACTGCCCAGAAGAAAGGATGCTCTAGCTATGGGCGAAGTCAACAAGAAGACCGAGGGCGTGACGCCCGGCGTGATCGACACGCACGAGGTCACCCTCAAGGTTCGGGTGCAGAACAGCCCGAACATGACGCAGGACGGACTCACTGAGTTCCCCTGCACCGCAGTCCTCGTCTACTCGAACGGAACGCGCGTCGTGCTGCCGATCAGGCAGCCGAAGCCGAGCTCCGCGTCGGGTAAGATCAACGCGTGGGGCGGTGGCAAGATCGCTCTCGAAGACAACACGCAGGTCCAGGTCGGCATCAACCTGACCATCCTCGACTAGTGTCGCTGTTCCTCTTCCCTTCGACCTGGGCATGTCAATAAACTGCCCAAGGAGTCTTAGCTATGGGTACTCACATCGTCAACCACGGCGACGTCGGCTTCCGCGGAGAGATCTCCGTGAAGATCCGCGCTGAGGTCGTGAACGTCGACCCGGCCACTGGCATCGTCACGCTCGCTCTCGAGGCGGTCCCGATGGAGCACGAGGTGCACAAGCTGCTGAGCAAGCACTTCCCGCACTGCTACAGCGAGATCGACCAGATGTGCGCCAAGGAGGCGCTCATCGGTTCCCTGCAGTCCGAGTAGAGGTCGTTCACCCTTCGACCTGGGCATGTCAATAAACTGCCCAAGGAGACTCATGACGATCAGGCATGACACTCGCGAGTACGACTACGACGTGGTCTTCACGGTCGATATGACCAAGGCCACGCACGAGTCGATCGAGGAGATGCAGCACACCGGTGAGTTCAGCTTCGAGACCGTTCTCGAAGTCGAGAAGAACGGCTTCATGGCGTGCCAGAAGTACGGCGCTTCCAAGAAGCACGACGAGATCTACACGGACATCTCGAGCATGTTGTTCGAGTGGCAGAACTTGCTGTTCAACAACGATCTCCTGATGAAGAAGATCAAGGTGACCATCACGGTCGAGGAGGTGAAGTAGTGGTGAACATGGAAGGCATCGTCATGCGGGTCAATGACCGCTTGGCGGGCAAGAACGAGTTCGGTTGCGAAGAGTGGGAGGATCACAAGATCCAGCTCACGACCATCAAGCCGGTGTCCCGGTTCATCTGGGACATCGTGATCCAGTTCGGAACCCCTGGCGAGAACGGCAGTGGTGGCGGACAGCTGAGGATCGAGCTGCTCGATCCGCTCGTGCTGGGCAGGTCGCTCTGTCTCATCTCGTTCTTCGAGCACGTCATGGACTCGCCGACCACCGCAAAGGGTCAGCAGTCCACTGGCTACGTCATCGAGTTCAACCCCGACTGCATCGCTGCAGTCATTGCTCTGTAGTTCCTTTCCCTTCGACCTGGGCATGTCAATAAACTGCCCAGAAAGGTGTGCATGCCGCACATCAAGGACAAGAACATCGCCGTGGCCAACGCCAAGGCGAGCAAGCTCGACGTGGAGGAGCTGAAGAAGCTCACGATCGAGCAGGTCGCCGGGCTCGCGCTCGAGGTCGACGCGACCGAGAAGGCTCTGAAGGAGCAGGCTCGGATCGTGAAGGACCACGTGCACAAGGTCTACGGACCGCTGTGCGCGAAGAAGAAGGTGCTGGAGATCCAGTACGCCTTCCTCGTGGCGAAGCTCGACAAGGTCAAGGAGGTCAACCCCGCGATCGCGGCGATCTCCAAGCTCGCGGGACTCTAGGAGTCTAACGACTTCCTGAGATAAACCATGACAAACTGGTACTACATTCGCGGTCCGCCGCGTATTCCGTAACATAACGGAATAAGCCGAGACTTGGCTCCCTTCTGGGTGGGGAGACTCTAATTATTAGACGCTAGGGGCCACCCCGAACCTTAGGCCCCGGCGTCTGGCGGGGAATATCGGCGGAAACACTGCGGAGAGGCTATAGCATTTAGCACAGCATAGAGCGCAAGGTGGCCGACATTGAACTGCACTCCGGAACATGCGTATCGCCACCCACTGCACTCAAGCCCCACGCCCCAAAACAAAATTTTATTTTGTAGGCTCCTATTTGATTTTGAATGCTGTAGTATGTGTGCTATGTCGATGAGAGGTGCAGTCAGTAGGGCCGGCGCTGAGTATGTACTCAGCCTACCCTCCAGATGCAGCCCGCCACGGCATAAGCCCCGAGCAGCCCACAAGCTCTCGGGCAATCAGGAGGCCCCGAGTAGGGG